CGCTTGTACCTGTTGTACCAGCAAGTGCTACTCCTGATAAGTCTGTAAACCCAACAGGTGCTGCACTAAACATTGCATTCCACAGAACGCCTTCTTCAGCATCAATAACGCTGCCAGCATCACGTGGACGAACATAAGTACTAAATGTAAAATCTACTGCTTCTAGTGCAGTATTAAAGTTACGCTGACCACGGTTAGGGGTATCACCAGCTTCACTAAGTGTAACAGTTTCTGTTGTAGTATTTTGACTAAAACTAAATCCATCCTGGACTTGAATTTCCCAAGTATTAGCTGTGCCATAAGCTCCACTTGAAAATCCAGAGGTTTGTACCACACCGTAGTTATTGACGTTTGTAGTAAAGAAGACTCTACTGTCGCGAATTAAATTAAATGACGATGCCATCTTATTTCCTTTTTGTTAATGCCATATATGCATAAACTAGACATTTATCTGTTATTAGCAATAGTGACATGGTTGCTTACATAATCTGATATCGGACTTGTAAGTTAATTTCTCCAACTGCATAAGGTGCTAACAGCCCCTCATCTGTGGTAATTGACTGAACTAATATTTCAGTCGTAGAATAATTATTGGTTGAATCGTACTCTAACTGACGATTATCGTCTACACAATTTTCAATATCGGTTAATAGCAACTCTAGTTGTTCGCTACTAGACTCTCCGCGACAATATGCTTTAATAGTAACACCTAAAAATCCCCAAGTAAAGTCACTGGGAAAATATTCACGTATTTCCGTGCCTGGTGTTAAATATACACTAGGAAAATCATCTACCTCGTCCCAAAACTTTAGTTTAGCATAGGCATTTTTAGAAAGATTTACCCTATAAGGCGGTTTGCCATTAATTAAATTAAGTTTTGCGGTTAAAGCTTTTACAATCTGTGTTCGTTTACTCATACTAATACTGCCCTTAATCTATTAGTTACTTTTTCTTGGGCAATCTCTCTGATTGACTTGCTTATTAGCAGTTTAGGGTCTCTGCTGCGAGGATTTTGTTGTTTGCCACCTTGACTAAAAGTAGCATATGGATTACGCATATAAGTATAAAATGCCGTAATCATACTTTCTCTGCTAATACTAATTTTTTCTATTTTTACACTTTCAGCAAATCTGCCGGTGCGAAGATTTAAAATATCTTTACGAGTACCACTACCCATATTTTCTTTAACTTGTTGCACTATTTGAGCATTTAATAGTGCCTGTAAATTAGTAGCACTAAAAGGTATTCCGGTTTTTGATTCTACCTTAACCTTTACATTAGCTTTTTTAGTTTTACCTTTTAATTTAGTAGCAGTTTTTGAAAGTAAATTAACAGGAAGTGGTAATTTTGAATCTTTACTAGCTCGGCTAGTTTTAAACTGATTTTGAGTAACTTTTCCGTTTAACGAATTAATAACTGCTTGACCAAGATATTCTAAAAAACTTGGACTAGCACCATTTTTTTCTGGTTCAATTAATCCGCCTTTCATTTTAGCTTTTAGTTGAGCTTCTAAAGTCGGCAAAAATTCATCTTTAATAACTGCTTTAATTCTGGCCTGTTCAGCTTGATTTAGGCTTTTAGTATTTAATGCTGCTGGCATACTTACTACAAATGCAAATTGCATATCTAATAAATTACCTGCTTTAGCAGTAAAATTTTGAGTAAATGTTATACTATACTCAATATCTGCATATATTGTTCCTAACTGTTGTTCTATTTCAAACGCTTTTGGATTACCAGCTAGTAAAAATTGTTTTTCTTGGGCGCTTGGCATATTAACACCAATAGTTGAACCCACAGAAGTCACAGCACTAGTATGTCCAGCATTAACAATATTACCAAGTTTAAAACCGGTATTATTTTTAGTAACAGTTATATTATATTTATTTTCAAGTAAAGATTCTATAGGAGCTAATAAAGTCTCATTAACTTTTCTTGTTGCTCCATCAAATGTGGGCCCAATTACTAATAATTGACCTGAGCTAATATTAATTATAGAACTGGCATCTGATGCAATAAAATTTCCTATACTACTTAATTTACTGCGTATATCAAATCCCATGCGAATGGCAGCATTTCTATAAGTTTGATAGCTTTTGCCAGTTTGAGATAGAGTATTAATTGTCTTTAGGTATATTTTTTCAATTTCATCATATACATCACTAAAAGACTTTTTAGGCAGCTTTGTACTTAAAGTAGTTAGTACTAAATTTTCAAGATCTTGTTTTGAATTCTTAACCGTGGCTATTAGATTATCAAAACCTTTTTCACCAGGTGCTGTAGGACCCTCATTACTGCGTACACTACTAATAAAGCGGTTTGGATCTGAAATTAAACTATTAATAATTTCATCTGCAATAAGTTGTGCATCTACTACATAAAATACTGGTAAATTAGCAGTTATAATTTCACGAAATCGTTTATCAGTTAATTTTGCCTGATCAAAATCTCTGTAAATTGCTGAACGTTGAACTTTATTACTGGCAGCAGCAAAAGCACTACCACTAACAATATCCAGCATTCTACTAAAGTGAATATTACGAAAAGGATTGTTCATGTATAGTCAGTCCTGTACATATCCAATACGCGTTTAATATGTGCAGGTAAACTAGTAGTTGAAATATACTCAATTTGTACGTTATTAGTGCCTGGCGCTTTTGTACTATGAATACTCATGTCATTTTTGCGATAATAAGTTAGCAAGTCCATAATTGCTAAGCCTACGTCTGGCGGTACATCATCATAGCCTGCACGATAAGTTACACGATATCCACGAATAGCTTCTGGAAAACCTTGGTTAACATTAATTAAGCCAGTAATAGCTCTGGTATTTAAACTACGAATACTGTCTTTATCTAAAACCCAGTCAACGTATTGTGTCATATCAGTATAATTCTGGCCAAAGTCTATACTATAGCTAACGCTTTTAACACTTAAAACAGGACTTTCAGCTAAAATAAATTTATCAAAGCCGCCGTCAAAATACTCGATCTTGTTTGTGTCAACATAGTCTACAAAAGTTTTACCACAATAATTTTTAACAAATTGGCTTACGCGAGGAATAAGTACACTAATCTCTGAATCGTGGTTATTACTTTTGATTCCGGCATAAGCTTTATATTCTGAAATAGTAATTAAATTTAATGCCATCTGCTTCCCCTATGTCTTTTAAATAAGCTCCTTGAAGCTTATTTAAAAGACAGGGCTTTTCAGCCCTGTCAGTACTAATATTAAATTAGTGGATCAAGTGTACTTGAGTGTTGTAGCGCCAGTACCATAGTTACTTGTAACTTGTGTAAAGCCTGTACGTAAGCTAGCAACCATAACACGACGTTGTGTCTCAACTAGTTCTTGTGTATCAATACGAAGACCGCGTTGATTACCAACAATAAAGTTACCTGGTGCAAAACAAACTGCAGCAATACTGCTAGCTGCTCCAGTACCTACAAACTCACCTGAAACTAGTACTGGTGAATTACCAATTTGACCAATTTGACCAGTTAGTAATGTAGCTGAAGGACCAACTTGGTTCATTGTTTGGAAAACTGAATCATCAAGTAAATTGTAGTATGTTGCTGTATCAACAATGTAAATTACATCGGCTGGATCAAGACCCCAAACTCCAAGACCTTGACGCATTTTACGTAGATTAGCAACAGTAAATGCTACACCAGCAGTACCGTTTGTAACTTGGCCTGAAGTACCAGCTAGTGTTACTAGACCACTGATAGGATCACCAGAGGTAGCGGCTGCGCCACGTAGGAAAGCTTTATCAACTGCGCGAGCAATACGACGAATCATACCGTCACGAATTACAGGCATAATAGCAATAAGGCTATCTTCCTCTTCTTCGTAAGCTGTGTACTCGTTAGTAGCTACTTTGTATGCGCTAAGAGTAATTTCTTTGATGGCATGTACTGCTGTATTACCACCACTTGTTGATGTACCAAAGTTAGCATTATCAACCCACTGAGCAGTACCTGCTTCTGGATTAACTGGAATCTTCATTACGTTAGTTTGCATAGCAATCTGACGGAATAGTGGTGCGACGACTAGGCGACGACGAACCTCAGCTTCCATATTTAGGCTAACTTCTTGTTCCCACTGGCTAGTAGGTAAGTGTGGGCCTTGACCAGTACCAGCATATTTTTGGATCATGTCATGACCAAATTTGGTGCTGTCAATAGGCTTATTAGCCATTTTAGCTAGTAGAACTGCTTTTTCTTTTTCAGCATAGGTCATTGCATTACCATTGCTATCAGCAGGGAATTGCATACGTGACTTCTGAATAGCCTCGAGTTCAGCAGCTTTTTCTGCTAGGGTAGCTTGTAGACCAGCAATAGCGGACTTGTGTGTTTGCTCTTGTTCAGCAACGCGCTTTTCTACTTCTGCAAGTAGGCGCTCTGCACCTGTGTCAACTGTTTGCACTTGTGCAACAGCAGCTTTGATTTTAGCGTCAAGATCAGCTTGTGCACGATCTTGTGCTGCTTTTTCTACAGCAGCTTGAGCTTGCTGTTCAGCAAGAGCTTTTGCTGTTTCAACAGCGGCTTGACGAGCTGTGTCGGCAAGCAATTTTTCTAGGTCTTTAGGATCCATGTTCCATTCCTTTGTAGTGTCGCTATTTGCTTCCATTGTGGACTCTAGCCCTTTAGCTGATTCTAACTTGGGCGCAAATTGCAGTTTAAAAGACTTAACTTCTTCGTCGGTTTCAAACGACTTAGACAAACTAAATAGTGTGTTTTGATTTGCAGGTACGGACACTACTGAAATCTCATGTAGTTCCAGTTCTTTAACAACAAACAGCTCTGTGGCTGCATTATATTCCGCATCAGCGATACGAAAACCAATACTAAACGCAGTAAGTACTCCGTCTTTGATAAGATTAAACACTTCACCTGCAGCTGCAGAAATCCGTGCTTTAATCCACAAACCTTTACCATCAATTCTATGATCTACCATTCTACCAATAGGTTCACTATGGTCATGATATGCTAAGATTACTGGATTTTTCAAGTAATTTTGCACACCGCTTTTCCATACTGTACTAGGTACAATATCGCCTTGACGATCAGTATCAATGGTACTTGCGTAACCTTCAATCATAATCGAATCAATGCTAATGTCTTTGGTAGGTAGATTACTTTTAGTAAATGTACTGGTTAGGGTAATTACTTTACTTTTATCTACCATATACTATCTCCCTGTTATTCTTTAGCGGCAGCAGGAGGACGTCCACCTTGTGCTGGATTTACAGCACTGCCAGCAATATTAGCAGGAACACGTAGCTCATCGTTTCCTGGAATTGGCGCATATCGCAATTCAATTCTAGCTTCATTTGGTGTAATAATACCACCATTTACTAGTGTTTGATGATAAGTTGCAACATCTTTAATATCTGGTTGTAGTGCACTTACGTTACTAGTAATTGCATCTACATCATAGCCATAATAACGTTCTAATGCGCTAACAAATTTTCTAATTACTGGCATGACTGTTTCTAAATAGAAAAGTCGCAGATTGGGTGAAATATTAGCATTATTACCACCATCTAGTAAAATTGGTGGAACACCGATTACTTGTAATAGTAAGTCATTATGTGTTTTAACTGCTAGGTCAAAGTCTAAGTCTTTATAACTATTATTACTAATACTGTGTGGTTTTAATCCGCTATCTAAAATAATGGGTCTTTTGCCACCACTTTTATTACTATAGCGCTGTAACCAGTATTGTATAGTTTTTTCTTTAGCTACTTGCGATAAAGTATTTTCACTAGTAAGTACAAAACCAAATGTAGCACCATTATCAAAAAACTGTGTTTGAAATTGATACATTGAATTTAGCAAATCAATACTGTGTTGTGCTGCTTCTAGTCTGCTAGCACCGCGATATATGCTTTGTGAACTTAAGTCACGAAAGTGAAATACATCTTTTTCTTCAAACTCTATATAGCCACTATAGCGATAGCCGCGAATAAATGTTTTAGTGTCAGTTAAAATTTCTGTGTACTGCGCTGGCAGATGATACATAAATACACCGTCAAAGTGTACAAATACATTACCCTCTAGCAGCAAATCAGTAAATATGGCTTGACGAAATTCTTGAATACTTTGATAAGGGTTTGGTCTAAAATTAAGCAAGTTAGCTAATTGCTTTTGCCTAATTCCGCTGACTACGCCTTCATTTACTTTATCTTTTACATCATAGTCCAGCGAGCTTGCTGCTGACACTACCATGTTTACAGCGCGATTTACAACCTCTAGGTTTCTAAATGCTTGTTGATAAGTAAGTTTACTAGTCGAAGGTATATGTGTGCCTTCGCCTTGTGCAATTCTAACTTGTGCAGGATTCAGTTTTTCACGAATCCACTGCACACTATTTGTAATTAAACCCATGCGTTTTCCTAACAAAATTCGCTAAAGAAACTTCCATAGCTTTGCTTAGAAACCGCTGAACCACCACCAGCAACTTTTTCACGTTGAATTTCAATCCAACGCTTTTGTTTAGGTTCACTACCTGGTTGAGGAGTTTTACCGTATACACCATGAAGCGCTATATGATGAGGGTTACATAGGGTGTAAACTTGCTCATATAACTCACTATGATGCTCACTAATAAACTCATCTCTAACAGATAAGATTCCCTCATCAGTTGAAATGTCATAACCACAACGTTGAGACCACCGTTCTAATAACAGGGTTACGCTGTGTAGATGATGTAATTCCAAGTCCTGATTTGTGTTGCAAATATAGCAATGGTCTTGCTTTTCATAAGCCGACTTGGCTTTATCTCTAACGTGTTTAACGGGTATACGTTTATTTGTATTTTTTGCCATTACTTTAATGAACTACGAAGCATCCAACTATGTTTTTTGTGCGCATCTTGACGATCTGCTAAAAAGTTCGATAGGCCATGATCACCAAATTCTTCAGCTGTCATAAATAACTGCTGAAATTTCATTGCCATCATGTCTGAATCTAACAGTAGCTCTTGTAGCAAAGCTTTCCATTCGCCAGGCGAATTTTCATCTTGAACGTAGGTTAGCTGAGAAAACTGTGTAAGGCTAGCAGGCGTAACAATTTGTAGCGCACGTAGTTCTTCTGCATAGGTATCAATTGATTCATAGACTTCAGTATAGATGCGCTCTAGCATTAAATGCAGTTCGTAAAATAGCTGGCCTTCTACATTCCAGTGAAAGTTAGCAGCTTTTAGGTAAAATGCAAACTCACTGGCAAAAACGCGCTTAAGTTCTAGGTAGTATTCTGTTTTGTCCATGATTTTAATCAATAATTTTTTATAATACTGGTATTGTACACCTTGAGCACAAAGAAGTCAACTATAAAATTTTTATGACCTAAAGAGTGTATGTATAAAGTGCATAGCGAAGGGCATCAGCCATGTGAGAGTATTTATCGTGTACTGGCTTTTCACGAGTAAGAGTTTCACGTTTATCCCAACGATACTGATCCATTACATCTAGTACATTTTGGCAGTGTGGGGCTACTTTAAGTCTATTAGTTTCTATTAGGGTCTGCACATAAGCAATACCTGGTAGTATATCTTTTTTAGCCTTGGTGGTAGAAATATTATAAGTATAGGCAAGATCGCCAGCAAATTGTGCAGCTGCTGAATCAATAAACACTACTTCTACCTGCCAACGATCTAAGTATTCACGAAATGCTTGTGCATGTTTATCTGTGGTAGCTTCACTCTTTAAGTATTCATCTACGATATGAAACTGGTCACTATTAGGGTTGTAACTAATAACCACAAAAGCAGTAGCATCACGATAGCCGGGATCGCAGCCAGCAATGTACTCACAGCCGTCTTGATGTTGGTATTCACAAATACTTGCCTCACGATTAAAATTATAAATCTGACCCTCAAACACATTAAAACTAGCCAAGTATTCTTGTTCAAATTCTGCTTTTGACATGCTGCGCTTAGCTTCTTGCACATCTGATTCCGCCATGCGCGAATTTTCAGTATAGTCTGCCTGTATTGAGCACCACTCTGGGTACTCGTCTGAAAAGCCGCGCTGATAAAACTTTGAAAACCAGTTTTGCTGGCCACGGGGTGTAGAGATAAAGATAGCTTTTGAATTAGGTCGGTCTAGTGTAGGGCGCAGCTGAACATTAAATGCAGATTCACCATCATCGCCTAGTGCAGCCTCGTCAAATAAGATAATTTGATAGCTGCGTCCCACTGTACTATCCACTGTGCTGAGGGAGCCCATGCGAATTGTGCTGCCGTTGCTTAGCTCTACAACTTTATCCTTTAAGTTATCACGCTCTACTTCTAGGTCAAAGTGACGAATAAACTTACGTTGTAGTTCAAATGAGATTGAACTTAAGTTGTAGTTAGGCGAAATAATCAACACATTGCATTTAGGAACTAAGCTTACTAGCTGTGCAATAATATTAGCGATATAAGTTTTGCCAAGTCGTCTGGCAAGTGCAGCGCATACAAATCTGTACTTGGGATCGTTAATTGCGTTGATTAAGGCAATTTGTGGGCGATTCATGGTGTCCCAAGCACCTAATAACTTCAAGTAGTTTTTGATCGGCAGTTTAATAAATCTGCTTTCAAGTGCGAACTCTGTAATCTCATCACAGTCTACATCAGGTCTAGAAACTTTAAGCATTACAATTTATCTCCTAATAGCCTGCTGATTAGTGCTCCGTACTTGGTGCCGTCTCCGCCCTCATTAATCTGCACGTTTACTTGCGATTTAGGTCCAGCACGTTCACTACGCAACTTTTCCAGTTGTATCTCGCGGTCTAACAACTCCATTGACATTTTATGCGATAGTGCCAGTAATTCAGCAATGTCTTTATTCGAACCAACGTCCGCCTCCTCCATTTCTTGAAACTTACGTTTTAGCACAGCATCCATTGCCGACCGCATTTTAAAACGGTTGTTAAACCCTAAGTCAAAGAAAACTTGGTTGATATAACTTTTAACCTCACGGCGAGATAGGATATTTGAAACTGACTCAACTGGCAGCCCTAGGTTGTCTGCAACTGCTCTAGCATCTTGACATTGTAAGTAGCAGTTAGCCACTTCCAGTGCCTCTGGTGAAATTTCCAGTACCTCTGCAGGTGCTGTGGTTGGGGTCAAGTTCACAATCTACTCACTAAATTATACTTAAAAATATCCCAGCACTTTTCCCAAGACCAACGATAGCTGTTAACCAAAACTGTTTGTCTACGAATTGCTAGCGCTTTTACTACTGCCGACTTCAAATCATAACTAGTAGCACCAGTTTTGTTTAACTCAATTACGTCTTTAGGACCACAAACTGGGTAGGCTGCCACAGGTGTGCCGCA